TTGAACGACCGACGCTGACCGAAATACGGCGTCGTGCCGTGGAAACCTGCGAGTTCCACCGGATGCTCCAGCAGGAAAACGATCCAGAAGCCACCCCAGACCGTCTCTGGCGGCTTTTGGATGACATGGCTGAGTCGCTATACCCCAAAGAAGTTGCTGCGGTCTGGCGGGTTGATTCAAAGCCGAACTTTGTGTCGGCGGGGGTTATTTCGTGATTTTAGGCATCGACCCGGGGCTGACGGGCGCGTGGGCGCTCTTGGACTCCGAAGGTCGTTACATAGCAGCCGATGACCTTCCGGTGATCCGTGACCAATCCACGGCGTGGATAGACGGTCCCGAGTTCCATGCCCAAGTCTGGGGCCGAGCGATCGTGGGCAAGTCCATCCATGCGGTGGTGGAGCGGGTGCATTCCATGCCGAAGCAGGGAGTGGCTTCCAGTTTCACCTTCGGGTCCGGGTTCGGGTCGGTGTTGGCGGCGGTGCAATTGCTCCCGGCGTCCATTGAACTGGTCACCCCATCGGTTTGGAAACGTGACCTTGGGCTGGGTAAAGACAAGAGCGCCAGTCTGGATAAGGCGCGGTTGCTTTATCCGCAAGCGAGCCTGAAACGGTCCCGGGATGACGGTCGGGCAGAAGCCCTGCTGATCGCACGGTGGGCTTATTGGAAACGCTTCAACCGGAGACCGTGAGAATGGAGGAGCCGTCAAGACGATCCTTAAGCCATATGGCTCCGGACGTAAAGATCGTTCACTTCCGTCTGGAGATCTGGGGGCGTTGGGCGAAAGATCACGTCCCGGGCGACTGGCCCGAGCGCACGGTCATCGGGCGTCTGATGGAGGAGGGGCCGGGAGCGGGGCAGACGACGGCTCGGGTGATGGAAATCCCCGAGGGCATTGCCGAGACCGACTCAGCCGTGGCGCACCTCGCCGCGGACGAACGGAAGGTGGTCGTTCGGTTCTACACCCATTGGGAACCGCGCCCGGTCATGGCCCGATCGCTACGCCTGAAGCCCAGAAAGTTTGACGCAATTCTCAACCGCGCACGATGGCGACTGGTCGGATGGTTCTCGCGCCCAACAAATATTTGATTGCGTAATCAATTACAGATAAAACAAAACCATTCACACCTATCGCCAGAAACAGGAGATCCGATCATGGCGGTTGATAAGCATCCTTCGCGGCATCCTTCCCCGCCGCGCGTCCCGCCGAAGTCACACACGACGGCTGGCACGATTAACAAGATCCCGGCCCACGACGGCAAGATGCAGGGCGGCGGCACCTACGGGTTCCGTCACGAAGTCGAGGTCCACCCGGACGCGACCACTAGCACGATGGCGCATCACTTCCACGACATGGGCGCTAAAAAGCCGCACAAGTGGTCGGCAGACAAGGGCTACGCCACGATGCACGAAGGTCGTCGGGCGGGCAAAGAAGAACCGAATGAACCCGCTGGTCACCATATGCCCAAGGCTTCGCGCCCGGGCGATGAAAAGCACGACGACGAGCCGGGTTGATTTCCAATGAAACACCGTCGCGACCGGGGTGAAGAACACGGCATGAAGCGGTACGCCCGTGGATTGCGTGACGAAGAGGCTCAATACAAAGCCCATCGAGAACACGCCAAATCGGAAGCGCACCGATTGGCAAAGGCGGCGGGTGGCACGTTCTACGAAAACGTTGAGCCGCCCCCGGTCGGCGGCAGAAGCCTTCAGGTTGTGAACCCAGCCGCTAGCGAAATGGCGCACCACTTTGAGGACGCAGAGTGAAAGCCGAAAAGAAAGGCTACGCCGAAGTCCTCGGTGAGGCTGAAAAGCACGAAGAGAAAGAGAACAACGCTCTGGAACACGCCGAGAAGGCGCTAGAGGCGTTGGAATCGGGTCAGCATGAGTTTGGTCACACCCTGACCAAAGCGGCCCACTCGGTCTCTAAACACGCCCAAGAAGCCCACAAGTCCCCGCATCCCCACGAAGCCGTCCAATGTCACAAGATGGGACACAAGTGTCACGGAATGGCTCGGGACTATCATGCGACCCACAACCAGTTTGAGGTGTCCCACCACCACCATCTAGCGGCGATGGCTCACCACGCCCATGCTCACGGGAGCGCCCGGTAATGGCGTTCTCCATCGTGCAGGGCGAACCGACAACTGGGATATCGAACCCGGCCACGTTGGCTCAACCCGGCCCCACACGTCAGTCTGACGCCATGATCGGGTCGCCTAAGCCAGCAGCCCCGCAAGAAGGTGGCGGTACGCCGATCTTCGGCTATGGCGGTCTTGCAGGAACCCCGGGTGCGAACCCGACCGCCAACTACCGTCGTTTTGACATGGACGGCGGTGAAGGGTCGATGGGTCATCATTGGGCAGGTGTGGAGCGCGGTCAGGAATGATTGCTGCGCCTCGGAACCTTCCCGTCAAGAAAGAAGGCTTAGACCTTACCGAGAGCAAAATTGACATTTTGTACGGTCGGCTACGGATGCTGGGTGACCGCATCCTCGTCCGTCCAATGGATCCCAAACTGTCAGACGTGATCGTCGCCTTTTGGCACGGCAAGCCCGTGCGAGGCGAGGTGGTTGAAGTCGGCCCGGGTGAGTACCCCAATCGGTACAACCGCGACCGCTCCAAAGTTTGGAAGTCCAAAGTATTTCGGCCCACCGAAGTCCGCAAGGGCGATCTGGTGGAACTGGGTGGGTTTGACATCAGAGGGTACGCCTTCCCTCGCATTGTTCTGAATGGTGTCGAGCATTTGATCGCTTCGGAAAAAGATGTCTGCGGATACACACGACCCGGAGAGTCCGTCTGCTGATTCAACAGCAGATAAACAGCAACCTGAGAGGGTGATCGGGCGACCGTTCAAGCCCGGTCAGTCGGGTAACCCCGCCGGGCGCAAGAAAGGCTCCCGAAACCTGTTCGCTGAAGACTTTCTGGCTGACTTCCACAACGCATGGGTGGCACACGGGCAGAACGCCCTGCTGATCATGGCTGCTGAGAAGCCAGCCGAGTTCGTGAACGCCGCAGTCAAGATCCTTCCGAAGGTGGTGGAAGTCCATGACCCAGTTGGCGAACTCGATCGCGCCATTACCGCAGAACTTCTTGAACTTGTCCGCAGACGAGTTGATGAAGTACGCGAGCCAACTCGAAGCCCATCTAGAGTCCCTGAAAGCCATCACGAGGCTTCAGGACTACGCCCCTTACAGTAAACAGAGAGCCTTCCACGCAGCGGGTCAGACGGCCCGAGAACGGCTCCTGATGGCTGCTAACCAAGTCGGCAAGACTTGGAGCGCTGGAATGGAAATGGCGATGCACCTCACGGGGTTGTACCCCGACTGGTGGGAGGGCAGACGCTGGGACAGACCGATCGTCGCGTGGTGTGCGGGTGTGACGGGTGAATCCACCCGGGATAACGTCCAGCGCATCCTCATGGGTCGCCCTACGGCATTTGGGACGGGAGCGATCCCCAAAGCCCACATCAGCGACTACAGCACCGGGCGGGGCATTGCAGACCTGCTGGATACCGTACAGGTGAAGCACGTCTCCGGTGGAGTCAGCACCATAGCGTTCAAATCCTACGGGACTGGCCGCGAGAAGTGGCAGGGCGAGACGCTGGATGCCGTGTGGTTTGATGAGGAGCCGCCCAACGACATCTACATTGAAGGGTTGACCCGCACGAACGCCACAGGCGGGATCGTCCTGATGACCTTTACGCCCCTCTTGGGAATGTCCGAGACGGTGCGACGCTTCTTAATGGAGAAGCCACCCGGCACGTCGGTCACGTCCATGACCATTGACGATGCCGAGCATTACACGGCTGAGCAGCGCGAGGCGATCATAGCCTCATACCCAGCGCACGAGCGAGACGCCCGTACCAAGGGCATTCCCAGCATGGGTAGCGGTCGCGTGTTCCCGCTGGGACGGGAGTCGATACAGGTTCAGTCGTTCCCGATCCCAGACCATTGGCCCCAAATCTGCGGCATTGACTTCGGTTGGGATCATCCCTCCGCAGCGGTGCGGATGGCTTGGGACAGAGACGCAGACTGCATCTACGTCATGTCCAGTCACCGCGCCCGGGAGCAGACGCCAGCGATGTTTGCCGCAGCGGTACGACCGTGGGGCGACTGGCTACCGTGGTCATGGCCGCATGACGGTCTGGCGCACGACAAAGGCTCTGGAGACCAACTGAAGGCGTTATATGCCGCGCAGGGTCTCAAGATGCTGCCCACCCGGGCAACCTTCACGGACGGCACGTCAGGCGTGGAGGCGGGTATCGCTGACCTGCTCGACCGGATGCAGACGGGTCGGTTCAAGGTGTTTATGCACCTGAACGACTGGTTTGAAGAGTTCGGCCTCTACCACCGCAAAGACGGTCTGATCGTCAAAGAGAACGACGACCTGATGTCTGCGACCCGGTACGCCCTGATGATGATTCGATTTGCCCAAGTGAAGGGCTTCAAGCGGCAACAGACTGTTCCGCAATTCAACACGCGCCAGTCGCACGGCTGGATGGGTTAACGAGTGGCTTACGATTTAGACGAGTCTGCCAAGACTGAACAAGACATTATTGTCGAGTGTCAGGAGCGATTCCGTCTCGCGGTTGCCGCTGAGACCGAGAACCGCAAGGCGGCTCTGGAAGACATTCGGTTCGCTAACGGCGAACAATGGCCCGACGAGATCCTGAACGGTCGCATGGCAGACGAGCGTCCGTGCCTGACCATCAACATCACGGATGCGATGCGACGCCGGGTCACCAACGCTTTGCGCGAGAACCGCCCCCGCATCAAGTATCACCCGGTCGGCAACGGCGCCGACGTACAGACGGCCCGAGTTCGTACCGGGCTGGTACGCCACATTGAAGAGCGGTCAAACGCCGAGTACGCCTATGACTGCGCCGTGGAGTCTGCGGTCACGGGCGGTTGGGGCTACCTGCGGGTGGGTACGGAATACGTTGATGAGCGATCCTTTGATCAGGATCTGATGATCGAATCCATCCGCAACCCCTTCACGGTCTACTTGGATCCGGCGTCACGGATGCCCGATGGCTCTGACGCCTCATGGGCGGTCGTGTCGGACATGATCCGCAGGGACGAATACCGTCAGAAGTACGGTCACGTTGACGGTGACGGTTGGCGGCAGATGGGCGACGGCGACAGCAACGCCGACTGGGCGAACAAGGAAGAACTGCGCCTCGCGGAATACTGGCGCATCGTGCGCCGTGAAGAGACCCTGTACCTGCTCTCAGACGGATCTGCAAAGTTCGCTGATGAGATGCCAAAAAAGGACGTGATGGAGGCTGTTGGCCTTCAGATCGTCCGTGAGCGTTCCGTCCTGCGCAAGCGGGTGGAGTGGCATCTCCTGAGCGCAACCCGAATTCTTGATAGCCGCGATTGGCCCGGGAAGTGGATCCCGATCATCCCGGTCTACGGGCGCGAGTGCGACATCAACGGCAAGGTTGTCCGCAAGGGCATGATCCGCGACCTGCGCGATCCCGCCCGGATGTACAATTACGCCCAGACCGCCAAGACGGAAGCCTACGCCCTCCAGCCCAAAGCCCCGTGGCTCATGGTGGCGGGTCAGATGGAAGGGCATGAGGCAGCGTGGCGTGACGCCAACCGCAAGCCGATCGTGGCCCTTCCGTACACCCCGGTCCAACTGCC